CCAGAACAACTGATCTTCTTCCTTTTCGGTTTCTGTGAGCGCCGCACGGGCCACAGCACGATTCTTCTTGTAGGGCTCGTAGTAGTCTTTGCGCCACGAGCGACCCTCTAGTGCAAACACCACGTGATCTGCGTTGAATTTGCGGTGTACCTTGTTGATACTACTCATCACAATGTGTAACGCATAGCCTACCTTTTCCCAAGGATCCGCGGCTCTAAAAGCCGAATGACGGGCACGAAAAAATGTGTTGGCAGTATCGATCAGCAGATATTTCATGTTCAAACCAAGTTGTTGTGTTTGATGTAGTTTAGCACATGTTCTGCCCAAAAGCAATGGGCTGCCTCACCAAAATGCCAGGAATCTGGGCGTACCGTTTTGAAACCGTTGTTTTTGAGCACATTATTGTAGGTTTGGGCAGGATCATAAGGTGCCATGTAGTTCACACCCCAGTCGTGACGATTTGCCATATCCGAGAAATCTGAGTTTCCATTAAAGAACACATGGCGAACACCATTAAGGTGCAGTTCTTTATGAAACTGATAAATTTCATTGTGTGCGTGTTGTCTTGCACCGGCCCAGTTGACATCGGTGATGAATCTTCGATATCGATCTTGTAGATCCTCGGGCACATCATCTACACCACTAGCGTTGACTTGATACCAGATGTTATCGTGCAACCATTCTTGACGTTCCCAAGTTGACCATTGTATGACAACTAGCGTATCTTTGAGACTGTCTTGCTTTTGTAACCAGGCACGTGTGGTGCGCATGATACGGGCATTGCTAGAAGCACTTTCTGCATCACAGTGCAATATGGCTCGGAGGTGATTGGCCAATTCACAACCCCAACTCACACGCTCGTTATCTGGATGTGGCCTACGACCCAATCCGTAATACAAGCCATCATCTTCTGCAAAGGCATAACAGTTCACTGCTTCGGCAGCCGCAGTGTGACTATCACCGTTTACATAAAGTATCATTTATTTGACCATGTAAAAATCCGGCAAATTTTTTATGACTGTCATTAGTCAAATAGCCGTAAGTATTAATAGGTACCCGATTGGTTTCTGCCCAAATTCTCATGTTGAAACCATGTATATCAAGCACACAAGCATCTTTCTGGACATAATTATACATGTTTAAATTTTTTAAACATGTCCAATCTAATTTTTTAAAATCTTGATTGCTTGCCGCTGAAAATATAAAATACGGTATCTTTAATTGTTTTAAAGTTTGAGTAAACATGAACAATTTAGTATAAAAATTTATCATTTGTTGGTTTATATTTTGATCTATGATCAGATGCATAGTAGTTTCATCTACAGTTTGATTGGTTAACCACATAGTGCTTAGAAATTTTGACCCAGTAAAATCTCTCGCTTGTTCATGCCATTTGGAAGGCTCATCGATCCAAGTTTCTTCCCTGTCAATAAAACTAAATCCAATCACTATCAATGGTGTTTGTTGATCCGAAAGATTTAGACAATATTCTAACGTAGAACGAAATAATCTGTCATTTGAACTGCCTGCCACAGCAAAATTCGTAACCGGAACATTGAACATTTGTCCAAGATGTACGGAATATGGCACAACGTCCTGGGCAGGGGCAGAGAAACTGTCACCATTAACAAAAATTTCCGAGATCATGAAACTTCCGTGCGTCCGTTACCAATATCTGTGGCACGAACATAAATGCCTGATTTCTTCATGGCTTCTTCTTGTTCCCAAGTTTCCATTACAACATGTCGGCAAACATTTTGGAACCAGCGGTCCACAATCTCTGCGTCAGTATCTTCTTTCTTGAGTTGGTATCCTGCACGGATAAGATTGGATATGAACTTGTCGTTCCAGTCCAATTCAAATGCGCCTTGGTGCAGGTTCTCTGGATCAATATCCATGCTGAGAATTGCCACCCAAGGTTCTCCACGTTCGGTAGCCAGTTGCTTTTCGGTCTTCTCTGGCGCTTTAGGTTTGGGTTCAGCCCGCGGTGCAGGAGCCGGTGCTGACTGCGTCTTTTTAAATCGGTCCCAAAATCCCATCAGGTTCCCCATTCGTTTTTAAAGAGTGGCACTTGTAATCTATCACTGTACCGCCAGCCTTTTCGCATTGCCATTTCTGCCACTGCACGATTGTTAAGGGTATACACCCGCTCAACACCACCAACAGGCATGACATACACAGGGCCTGTAAACCCTGCCGCACGATATTCTTCAACTGCTCGCTCTGCATCTGCTAGATCCTGTTCTGTTGCTACCACCAATTTCAAGTATGTATAACCATATTCTTCATATTCACATACCACATCTGGACAAATAGCATCAGCCCATGACTCACCTGAACCAGGCAACTTAGCACTCACACTAAATGTTACTTCTCTATAGAAGTCTTGGTCATGATGAAAAGTCCATGTGTGCAAGTATTGTTTGAATACATCATCTAACCGCTGAGTGCCATTAGTTTCAAATGTGATTTCTCGAAGTCTGCTCATGCTTGGATGATTCAACAAGTCTGGATATGCACGTTGCCATCCTAATAAAGGTTCACCACCTGTAATAACTAAATGTTCATCTTCCCATCGTTTATGTGGGAGTATTTCCATTATACGATGTACAATAGCATCTGTTTCTAGCATGGGACTTAAATCTTTAAATCTTGGATCCCAACTTGCATAACTGTCACAGCCAGTTGATACCAAAGGCAATTCATTGTAATCTTTGAAATCAATCATGCGTTCTGCAATAGCATCACGCTCCACACTCATCTCACCACGTGGCATACCAAAACCGCCACAAGTGAAGTTGCACCCAAATGTTCTCAAGAACACCGACGGCACACCCATGTATCGACCTTCACCCTGGATCGAATAAAATAATTCTGCTATTTTGAGTTTACTCATATTTTCTTTGCTTTAATTAACAAATGCCAACCTAGATATTCTCGCACGGCCTCGCGCATTTCTTCTGACATGGCCGCAAACCAAGGCTCTAGTTCATAGATACCTTGTCGGTACTTGGGTACATTATACATGAAACAATGCGATTGTCTAATCCTTAGCACCTCAAATTTGCCTTTTAACAGTTCGTATATGTCCTCGTTTGAGTAGGCTTGTGCATATGGACAGCCTGCTTGTGCTTCGAACTGATCTAGACCTTTTCGAATCATGGCATACTTCCAGGAATTCTTTGCATACACCAACATTCTAAATTCACCATCCGGGTCAAGTGCTGTGTGAATGTTGTCAAGGCAAGTGGTCATGTCCGGATAGTGATGTAGTACACCACATGAGTATACCAAATCAAATTGGCCCAAGGCGGCCATGGCCTTGGTATCAGCCGCATCCATCACATGAAATTCACCATCAAGACCAAACAAGTCGAATCGCTGTCGACTCATGGCTACAGATTCTGCCGAAAGATCAATGCCCACATATTCAGCACCGTGACGCACAAATTCCACAGCGTCCGACCCAATGCCTGAACCCACTTCTAACACACGTTTGCCACGCCACAAATGAAAACTGGCTAGGTCACGCAGGTGCGGTTCCACAAAGTATCTACGCTCACTTATCTCATTCCAGTATTGTTCTGTGCCAGGTTCACTTAGGCTGTGTTTGACATTACAGGGTTGAGTGTTCCAGTAGTTCTTTATACGGTCGATCAGTTGATTATTATTCACGTTAGGATTTCCATTGTTTTAAGCGTTTGTGGGGATCTGCGAGATTCATTTTACACCAGATGTCATATTCATTGCCTTGATCATCTACACCTTCAACACCCCATTTGAAATGAGTCATGTCATGTCCTAGTGGTGCAAGGTGCTGAGCCAACTTCATGCATTCATCAATTCTAGTCTTGCGCCAGTTTATGTGATTGAAGTCTTTGGGATTTGATGGATTGCCTTCTAACATGGGACGATTTTTATAGACATCATCACCATTCTTGCCAGTAAGATCATAGCGTTCATGATTGACCATAACCGGAATATTTTTAACAATATCCAACATCCAGGCCACTTGACTTACCCAAGCATCATTGATCTGATGTGGACTCAAGTGTCCGGTAATCTCTACCCATTTGCGTGGCACAATGGGAAATATTGCATAAGGATGCTCATGATTGGTTTCTGCACGTAACAATGCAAACTTGCCATCATGGTCCATGATTGCCTGATCCCAATCCGGTGTGGTCATTACAGCGTCATCATTCCAAAAGAACATCCAAGCACCGTGGCTATGTTTGGCTAGTTCGTTTAGATATTCGTTGAGTCTGATATATCCCAAGCGTTTGAATTGCAACGCACTATAACGCACATCCATGTCATCCAAGTAGGACGCGATATTGTCCACAAAATACGCAATAGTATCTGTGTCATCATCATCAAACGCAATTAGCACTTCAATACGTTCGGGATTTTTTGCAAGATCAATCAAGGTGTGCAAACACTTTTCCATGGGCTCAGGCCTGCCACGTACAGGTAATAAGATACTGATGTCTACGGTGGGGTCACGCTCGGGCAAGTTCTGCGTTGTGGATGCTGTCTCGGGTGATAGTTGTTTTTCCAAAGTTTCTCTTTCTAGCAAAATACATGTTTTCAAGAAAACGATCCATACTCATGTCTTGATCTTCTGGAGTGTCAAACATGTAGATACATTTTTGTTTGATTGGTTCGTTGTCTAAAATATAGCCAAGGAAATCATAATCAAACTGTTGTTTTATCGGCAATGATTTAAGATCACGATAATCAATCACATAGTTCCGTTGAAACTGCATGAGTTGATCTAATATGTCCTTGTCAATATTATAATGACTTTTTACAAATCTGTCAACACTATCGAACACATATGCCACTCGATCTTGTTTTTGCATGTATAGAGTGGTACGGTGTACTAGATTCCATCCAAACACTTGAATGTTTCCAATAGGTGGATGATCAATAGATCCTTGCTTGGTCCAGTTGGCAAAGTAGTTGCGAGTTTCTTCAAACTGTTCACGGAACCAGGCATCCTTTTGCACCCATTGATACAAGTCATCATAAAACTTACTGTATTCAATACCATGGGCTTTGTCCAAGTATCTGGCAATGTATGTGGTCAAGCCGTTGATGTGAAACGTTTGAATAAAACTGTTCCAGACCAAGGTGTCTAACATTTCTTCCCGGGGAATATCTTTGGTGCTTACAACCACATCCACACATTCGTTGAGGTCAGCATCTCCATAACTACCACTCATGTAGTCATACACAGGAACTGAATCAATCTTCCACATGCGTTTTTGTAGCAGATTCATTTCGGCGTTTTCCAACAACTGTGCCTGTAGAATGTTTATGCCAGTGTGATTACCTGCGCGGAAGATTTTCCAAAATGCATCTTTCCATGTCTGTACAGTTTCTCCAGGCAAGCCCAGAATTAACTCTGTGTACACAGGAATGTTGTTGCGATCGCACAAGGCAAAAATTTCATCAATCTTGTGTTGGTCTAGATTTCTACGCTTGATGTTTTCCAACACATCATGGTCCATTGATTGCACACTCACAGTAAGGCCTTGGCCAAAGTTGGGACTTTCACGGATCAATTTCTTCACAATGTCCACAACTTCGTTCTTTTGATTCTTGGCCCAGGTCATGGAGAATGATGCCAGCCGACCCCAACGTTTCTGTACTTCAATTAGTTTGTCCACAATCATGTTGTCACGTTCCACAAACATACCAAAGTTGGCATCTGTAATTGTGACAAAGCCACAGTTGGCACCGATCCAGTCCATTTCGTGGAATACTCGCGTGAGTTCAAACTTCTTGACCTTGTTGTATGTGAGACTGCCCCAGTCACAAAATGTACACTGATAAGGACATCCACGATTGGTCTCCAGGGTGGCATTCCAGATCACGTCAGGATTTTCTTCAATAATTTTATCAAATATGCCAGTAAGGTAAGGACTGGGAATTTGATCCAAGTCGTCAATTCTAGCACAGTCACCGGTGTTGACCAAACCATTGGGGGTGTTGATCAGCAAGCCGGGTATGTGAGTGAAGTCTGTATCAAAGTCTTCAAGTATGCGTTTGAAGGTGATTTCACCTTCCATCTTGCTGACCAGATCCATGAAAGGCTCTTTGCTAAACAGTTCAGGGTCTTCAATGGCAGGTTCAGGCCCGCCGAATATAATTGTCACAGCCGGATTGATTTCTTTAATGCGTCGAGCCAGTTTATAGTTGTATCTATGATTCCATACATAGGTGCTGAATGCCACAATGTCATTCTTAGCCAACCGGGGTGCTAGTTCTTCGATGTCTTCTCTACGCCAGATCAGTTGATCTATAGTCCATGCCGCACGTATGTGCTCAAATCCCATGGCGTAACTCAGTATCACGCCTGCTGAATAGGGCAAATAGTAAGCATTAAACTCTTTAGGGCCTTGTTGAAAGTTAGGCTGTACAAAACTTATAGTTCTTTTGGTCATGCTTTATTTAATCGTTCTATGGTCATGGTTGTTACTTGGCGATTAGGGTCGTTAGCCCGCATCTTAACCCAGGGATCTCGAGTGCCTTCACAGCATTCTGCAAAGAAACTCATGTCCTGATTCTTCACATCTTGTAACCATTGTGCTAGTTTGGCCGCATCATTCATCCTTAATTGCACAACTTCCGGATAGTTGAAATCCAAGGGATTCGTTTTGTCACCTTCTAACACGATTCTTTGTTGGTAAGTTGCATCATTGTTGGTGCCAGTAAGATCATGACGTTCGTGATCACAATAGACAGGCAAGCGTTCAAAAATGTCCAGGGCGTATGCTATACAACTGACCCAGGCATCATTGAGACTGTGTTGACTGATATGACCCAGTGTTTCGTACCACTCACGGGGAATGATAGGAAAGATTGAATAAGGATGTTCGTTGTGTGTTATCACACTCAACAGTTTGAACTCGCCGGTCTTGGCACGTATGTAGGTGTCCCAACCTTGAGTTTTCATTATGGCATCGTCGTTCCAGAAGAACATCCACCCACCCTTGCAATGATTCGCCAGGCCATTTAGATAACGATGTAGATTGTGATAGCCCATGGGCTCAAATATCACAATCTTGTGCGCTATGTCGTGTTGCTCAATCCAAGGAATGATGTGATGCAAAAGGTATTCGAGCCCAACAGAGTCGTTGTTGTCCATTCCTAGTACAAGTTCAATAGTAGAAAAATCAGTGGCTAGATCACGCAGGCTGGAGAGACTACGCATCAGCATGTCTGACCTACCACGTGTGGGCAACAAGATTGATATGTCTGTGTTCATGTTACCCCTCATAGATAGCCGAGTTGGCGCCATGTTCGGCGCATTCTACTCGAACACAATAACAACGACCATTGCTAGATTCTCGTACCAATTTATCAGCAAACTCGAAAGCATGTTCGGCAAACTTCTCTGCACCCACTCCATCGAAGATACGGATCTCTACTAGATCCAGGGCCTCAAGTTCTTGGAATTTGGCCAAGTGTGGATCTTGTCGATCCAAGGCCAACTTGTGATCAAAGTGATCTTCCAGCCATGCTTTGAGCGGTTTGAGCCCGCCAAAGTCTACTGCCCAGTTCTTGTTGTCTAGTGCGTCACACCCAAATGTAAATGTAAACGCTAGACTATAACCGTGTAGCAAATGACAATGTGAATGATCTGCATTGGGCTGTCTAAATACCGTGCTCAAGCCGATATTGTGTCCGTAATGTTTGGTTGAATAATATTTTGCCATTGTATTCTCCTATGTTAATTATAGCATAGGCGGCAGAATTTGTAAAGCGGGAGTGACGCCAAGACCGCTGAATATTTATTTTTCAAATACTAACCTAATATTTCCATCTATAGGTTCATCGTATATTTCTGTAATTAAATTATCAATAACTAAAAAATTTAAAGGCAACACCGTAATTTTTTGATTTATATAATCTGAAAGTTGCTTGTTATTGGGATTTTCGGTATTGAACAACTCTTTTAAAATTTTTTTATCTGTTTGTTCAACCATCCGAGCCACATTCATCGCAAGATATCCTCTTCCTCCAGATTTTACGATGTTTGCAAAATCTAATACTCGTTTATAAAAATTTGTTATTGGAACAAAATGTAGCGCATCGATAGAAAACGCACACTGAAAAAAATTTGTATGCCCAGTAATAAAGTCATTATCAAATACGTCATTGATATCACGCCATTTTCCGTGCCCATCAAAGCCTGTGATCCCAGGGACTATGTCTTTAAAAAAATTCATACCACACCCAATGTCTGCAATTTCCAATGGTTCTATTTCTAATAATTTATTTAGATAATAAAAAGATGAACAAGGAATAAGTCCAAATACCACTGAGTATCTAGGAGTCTCGCAAGAATGTGCATTATCGTCAGACTTATAAAATTTACGGAAATCATTTACTGTAAACTTTCCGTATTTGTTTTTGATTTTTTCCTTAAAAAATTCAACAACTTCTCTACATATTTCTTCGTTATATGGATTAAGTTGCAAATGATTTACCATGTTATCCTTGTATGTGAACTATACCCTAGGTGGCGGAGTTTGTGACGTCAAGACCGCTTAAAAGAATATTTATGCAGGCTGTTTGTAGCCACCAGTTTTATAGTTCTGTTGTGCAGGAATTACACCACGCACACCACCCACAGGATCCTCACAGTCGCCTGTTCTGCGAGGAATCAAATGCACATGTGGATACATCACAGTCTGTCCAGCAGCCGCACCCTGATTGATACCAATGTTGTAGGCAGTACAATCACCAAGTTGGATCATTGAGTCGCCGGCCAGTTGAGCACTATAAAATGCATCACGAATAACTTCGGGCGTGTTGTAGTTGGGCACAAACAACAAGTGCCCGTTGGTTACAGGAAAGCGATCTCGGAACACAGTAACATGAAAGTCTGACAATGAGTCTACTTTAAGGTCCCAAGGTGCCACTCCGGCTGTTTTTGCTTCTTCTAGTGTTTGGTATTTCATAGTTGGATCAGATGATATTGTGAATAGGGATAGTGTTGTTGTAACCATTCCAACAAGCCTGGCTCTACAGGCAGTTGGATGGATTTGTCATGATTAGAGATTACCATCATCTTGGTGCAAACTCTTGTTGCAGTTTGATGTTGTCAAAAAACTCTTTCTTCACTGAGGGGTCGGTCTTGAACGCTCCATGGAGTACTGTAGTTTGTGTGAGACTACTGTGTGCCATAATACCGCGATTCTCACAACATCCGTGGGTAGCCTGTATATAAACCGCCACATCGGATGACCCAGTGGCAGTTCCAATCTCTCGAGCAATATCCATGCATAGTTCTTCTTGTAAGGTTCCACGTCTGGCACACCACTGCGCGATTCGGGTGTACTTGGAGAGCCCAATAAGTTTGGAGCCAGCAATGATTCCAATGTAAGCCACACCCGACACAGGCTGGTGATGGTGGCTACACATGCTCTTGAGTTCAGACCGAACAACCAGCATACCTTCGTATGCACCGTCTGTATCATTTGGGAAAGCCGTAGCGTTTGGTGAATGTTCATACCTACCTGCCATTATTTCATTGAAATACATCTTGGCAAGGCGTCGTGCTGTGCCCTTACTGTTTGGGTCGTTGTCACGATCAATCAGCAGTCGATCAAGCACAGTTTCAAATGCTTCGGTTGCCTCATCAATTAGTTTTGCTTTATCTTCTTCGGTCACATAGTCGCTGATATTGTCACCTGCCCAAAAACGTTTCTTGTCACGTTTCATTTTGAAGCGGATCGCATCGCCTAAGTATGCTTCTTCGTAGCCGCCATCTCCGGACATTGCGTCCAACGCTGTTTCTTGTTTGTTTGTCAATTTTTTCTCCGAGTTATAAGACGTGGATGTCTTTGTTGTATTGTATAGTATTTAGATCGTGTTGTCAAGAAAGATTTTTATCTTATTTGATAAAAGGTAAAACAGCATCAACATTGTTGATCCATTTTTTTATATCATCAAATACTTGTTTGTTGGCCTCTGATGACAAATGATTTATCACTCCTGTGGATTTAACAAACAACTTATTGTAGTTGATGTCAATTTGCTCATCACCATTATCGAAGAATGTGATGTGCAAACTAGGTATATTTTTTTCTTTGAGAATGCGACTGATATCGCTGACAATCAACTTGTGTATGTACAAAAAGAACTCATCAAAAAAATATTTTTCATAATATTCTTTAACACAGTTGACTTGAGAGTTATCAGATTCTGCCACATCACTATATATAAAATCGCAAGAATGGTGCAGGCAGTCGTCCTTGTGCAATGGATTGTGCTCCACTGGCAATCGATAGGGACTTGTATGAACCACAATGCAGTGCGTGATATCATTCAATGGATGTTTGATTAATTGTGTCTGAATTCGGAATTCACTACTACCTGCCAGGCATTGGTTATCCACTGGATATTCATTTGACAACAGATTAGGCCAGCCCACTTGGTCTGGATATTTCACAGTCCAATCTGCCCCAAAACTATCCCCTAATAATAATATTTTCATAGGTGCAGAGTTTACTCAATGGATACACTGCTAACATCAGGATAATCAAAATGTTTATCTTGTTGCGTGGTAAATTTTTTTTCTGCCAGCAAGTTAAGTCCGGTGACACATTCTTCGGGCCGCATGTAATAATGATACCCCACTTGAAATTCTTTTTGTTCAATCCATGGGCTGATGCGCAGGTCTCGACCATCGTACCGCATCATGCTGGCCTTACGATACAGTTCAGCATCGTCAGTTAGTAAGCATCCACCTTGACCAATTTCTAACGGTTTACTGCGTCCAAAACTGATGCATTGTATGCTTCCTGCCACATACATATCCGGTTTGAAATAACGAGCACAGTCCCACACGCGACTACCTTCAAATTTATAATAGTCTTTCCATTTTGTATCAATTAGATGATATGGAATACCCAACTTGTGCATGGTCATAGGCACACTGAGATATGTGTGGGCCGGAAAAGTCACAGCCTTGTCATAGTCTGATAGTCTAAATGCTATTTCGATTGCATGCGTACAACAATCTGTAGAGATACAATAAGGTGCACCAGTAAATTCGGCCACTGCTGTTTCAAAGTCAAATATGGCTTGGAAAGGATTTGAGTAATCTTCTAGTTTGATCATCTTTGATTGATAGTTTATTGACTGAGATGATCCTGTTTGATTTCCCGTACTGGGCAACTTAATTTTTCTGCGATGGCATTTTTAAGTAATATACGTTTGTTATTGTGATCTCTAATGATAATAGCCCGCCGACCTATTTCCTCTAGTGCAAGTTCTGCTTCACGGCCTGTTTTAAGTTCAGACTCTAGTTCCCAAATTTTATTATGAATTTCTTTGAGTGCTTGGTATTCATTGACTATCAAATCTAAATCAACTTTTAATGCTTGATCCATGTAATATGCTAACTCAGCCCCATTGGCACCATTGGTGCGATGAGATTTTACTTCGGCAATTGCCAGTCTATCAACTAGTTCTATAATTGGAAATGTGATATTCATAGTGAATCAATCTTTAATAAAGATGCAGTGACCCAGGCATGATGAATTGATTTAACAAAATCTCTGTCAATTTTCTGCTCGTACTGCTCTTCAAAATGTAACAGGAAATTGCATACCTTGTCAAGATCAAACAGTTCGGTAACAGTGATCGACGGAGTGATGGGTTCTGCTTTGAAATCCCAACAGGTGTACCACGGCAATTGAGAAATGGTAGTTTTAAAGAATTCATCTATACTACTGACATTTTCCCAACGCCATTGGTTGTTAAATTGTGCTTTGCGTTGTCGCATGTCCGGTTTGCCTGAATCAGGACGTTGCCAAAGATCTGCCACAGTATTATCTTTGAATTCGAATATTTTAGAAAATAATAATTTTTTGTATAATTCCATGTCATCCACATAAATTCCAATCCAGTTGGCCTGGCTCCACCATACCGGGCGCTGTGTTTTGTGCCAGAAATCTGGTATTATTAAACCTTGCTTCCATGCCCAATGAAAATATTCATTTTTGATTGCAGGCACCAGTTGATTAAATTCTGCTTCTGTAGTGTCAGATCCTCGAGGCCATGCACGACTGATATTGGGCAATGCCCACGGCGTATCTATTTCTTTTGCTGGCCAAGTTTCATCTTTTCCTGGCAAAGAATCGATGTACCATTTGATTGATTCTGATTTGGTCAGTGATTGTGCAGACCAATGTGCCATTTTTTTAAACTGTGAAAAGTATGTGGCCAAAACTTTGCCGCCGGCTCCGCTAGGGTAATTAAAGATAGTCCATTGATTGGTATTATAATTCATTTAGGTAATCTACAAATAAGTTTGCCAAAATCTCATGACCGTTATCGGTCAAATGACAGTTGGTATCGCTGATACCTAAATCAGCATGTTTAGTATACTCTACTATGCCAAGATGTTCTGGATAGAACCAATTGATGTCGTCATGCCATGTGAAACTTATATTTTTGTTAGAGGTAAAGACATGTTTGATACCACAGTCTTTGAGTATGCTGTGTAGGCTCGATATTTTTTGAAACAATTCTAGTTCTGCAATATATTCATTGTAGTATCGTTGAAAGTAGGTGTCGTAGTATTCGCTGCCAAAGGTCTGACAATGGTCAAAGTTTCCATCCCATACACCATCTTTTTTGCCCGTGCTCCTGATCCAAGTTTGATCGCCCACAGTAAATTTTAAACTATTATCAATGGTGTGTTGATCAACATTGGTGGAACCAAACAATCGACTGCTTGCGTCAGTCCATCCTACCAGTACAATATCGGTAGGGGTAAACAGATCTAAATTGGAAATGACAGTATGGTATATGTAATTGTTGTCAACAGCCTTTTGTCCATGGTTTACATAATCAACATTGAGTAAGTCGGCAGACATCTTGACCCAACTGTTGGTGTCTCTATGTTTGACTGTGGTATTACAGCGTAGAACATTGCAGGAACCAAATGCATAAATCATAGGTACAATGTCTCAATTTCTTTTGGATTATTCAAAATATTTTGTATGTTTATGTTAGAGATATTTGGCCGGCACGGTTGACAAAATTCCACACGGGTCTTGTTGTATATTTCGTGATGTCGTTCAGTTAGCCACATATCTCTAAAGTCACCAGCGTCCCAGTTGCACAACTCAAATTGGGGGTTGCCCTTGCCTTCACAACACACGTATATTTTGCCATCGGCACAAAAAACAGGAAAGTGAAACATTTGGTGACATTTCTTGTAGTTACGCGGAAGTGTTTTATTTTGGTTAGCCCAATAAGGTATGTTGTATTTTTGACTTAGTTTCGCCAACATTGCAATAGTTTCTTGTGTTATAGGATGGGCTTGATTATTGGTAATTACAGGGCGAAAATAAATCATACGCCCACCTAATTTTTTAACCAATGCAAACAAATCGTTCATGGCACCTGGGTTGTCGTTGAGAGGGTTGATCAAGCACTTGAAGTCAACATTTACTCCTGCGGCAATCAAATGTTTGGCGTTTTCAATCACACGGCCAAACAAACTTTTTGCTGTGAGGCTGCGGCGAATTTGCTCGTACAATTCTTCAGTACCAGCATCAATATCAATACCGATCCAGGCAATCTTGCGTAATTTTTCTACCACTATACTGTCCAATAACTTGTCTAGATTGCTGCCGTTGGTAGTGATACTGGCCAAGAAGCCCAGGTCAATGGTGTGTTCAATCACATGTTCGTATCCAGGTAATACTGTAGGCTCACCTCCGCCAGGATAGGTAATAGTATGTGTTGTTCCGTAACTGTTGGGACTGTGTGCTCTCCAACCAGCCAGTTTGTCCAATAATGCAATGTATTCTGTGTACTTTTTTTGAACTGGTCGGTCGCGGCGAAAATCTGCGCTGTTGCAATAGTAACAATCTTGATTACAAACATTGGTCAAATCTATGTCAACCTGTGCAGGTAACAGTTTCATTGACTCTTGATTTTTCATCCAGTGTACTAGTTCAGCATGTTGATACATGTTTTATTTAAGGTAAAGAGCAATCGCAATTTAGATTTGTAGCAACAGGTTGATTTGTTGTTCTAAATTTTGTTGATCGTATGCACCTGAAAGAAATTTTTGTCTATTCGCTTGGCGTCTCTGATGTGTGACTTCATAAAGTTTTTTTAAATCTTGAGAAATCAATAATTCCAGTTGCTGATGTATTTGATGCAGTCTCAATTTCCAATCTAGTGTGTGGTCATAACTGTGATCTATCAAATCGTCGAATACATCCACTCCGTGATTTCTGAGATATTTTATTGTGCCTGGCGTTCCAAAAATTAAAAAAAGTTGTTCTGAGGCAATGGGTTTCCACGTTTTTTCAGTCACAAAAACTTTTTCAATCACAGTAGTTTCTACCACCAGATGAATATAAGAATCATAACAAGCAGGAAGATTACAATCTGCTATTGGATAACCGTTTGAAAATATTGTGCTACTGTGAGGTAACGTTTGTTTGATATCGTTCCAGAATTGTATTACTTCATCATCCAATACCGCATCGTCTGCTTTTGTTACTTCCCCATTGTAAAAGGTAAAGCATGCATCTCGGAAATAGGGTTTTTGATACAAACAATAGTAGTTGTATATTCGATGATTTCTTGGATTAGCATTCAAACAACTCCACTTGTAGGTTTTGTCCAATGATTGAGAATTTTTAGTTTTTAAATTTTTCCTGGCCCAGTGGTACCAAGTTGGATAAAACCACATTCGGTCAAAACGTTGATGATCGTTTGGATCATGCGACAACAGCAAAAAATTTACTTGCTGTTGATCCAAGGCGTGGTATACATGATCAAGGCCATCCACGCCATAGTGATCAGGACTGAAATCTGCAATGACTAACTTATGTTGTTTGAGTCGGGTAATCTTGTTATAATCTAAAACCCAATTATCATCAAACAAGACATCTTTTGGTTTGTTGAAGTAAAAAATTCCTGCACTATCGAACATACCAAGACCATGTGTGACGAATTATATCATCTAGTATGTAATGACGCCACTTGCCTACAACGGATGCAAATTTTGCATCACTGGCTGTTAACACAGCAGGATCGCCCTCACGACGAGCGCCAACTACAACATTCAATGGCCTTTGTGTTTCATCCAGTGCGGCTTCGATAATGCCTCGATTGCTTGTGCCCATGTTAGAACCAAGATTGTACACGCCTGGTTCTATTTTTCGATCCAAGGCCAGCACATGAGCACCTGCGATATCTTCCACATGCACGTAGTCACGCACACAAGTACCATCCACTGTTGGGAAATCATCTCCATTCAACACAAATTCTTTTTGATCTCTAATGCTTTCTAGCACACGAGCAATGATGTGTGTGGCACCAGGTGCTTGTCCATGTCTGCCTTGACTGTCGGCACCGCAGGCATTGAAGTAACGGAATGCCACATAGTCTAGACCATATGCTCGATTGTGACTGGCCAAGATCTGTTCCACCATGAGTTTGCTTTGGCCATAAGGACTAACAGGTTCACAAGGATCCACTTCCTGACACGGAGTCATGATAGGTTCACCATATGTGGCAGCACTGCTACTAAAGATAAATCTTGTTTGAGGCAGACTGTTTTTAACAATGTCCAACAACTTTAGAGTCTTGACCACATTGTTGTTGTAATAGTCACTGGGATTCTGCATACTAGGACCCACAAGACTTGTGCCAGCACAATGAATAATAGCATCAGGTTGTTTACTAATAATGTAACTCAAGGCCACATCTGACGCAAAGTCTTGTAACAAGAATTTATCGCACACTCCCAACAAGTGTCGGGGTGGCTGTTGTCGATCGATTCCATATACAGTATGCCCTGCGTCTTTCAACTGCAACATGATTTGGCCACCAATGTAGCCTGCTGATCCGGTTACTATGATGTTCATTGGTATTTGGCTCCTGCTACATGATCACGATATCTGTTGCCCGAACGATTCCACTGCTCGCCCTGTCCTTGAAGAATATCCACAATGCGATCCACAGTACCGTCATTCCAGTCACTGATACGACCCATCTTGGTGTGCGGGGTAACCAACAGCGGATCCAACTTGTTCATGACATCTGTCATGCTCCATGGTACGTAAAGACGGTCGGGGTCATTAGCAAAGGTCTCAGGGAAACTGCGATACGCTGGATACAATACATTACATCCAAGAGTATCGGCCTCTGATACGGTGTTTGAAACCCAATCTTGTAAAGCACAATTAAACAGCACACGAGTATCGTTAACAAGAGCATAGTATTCATTTTTAGTCAAGTTCTCATGTATTTCCAACAGGCCCGCGGCTGCCATGGCTCGGGCACGAGCCACATACTCGGAATTGTTTGATCTCAGTGGACCACCTTGAAAGATAGCAAACTTCACGCTAGGGTCAGTCTTTTGATACTGTTCGGCCAAGTCCATAAAGAAACCTGGTTGCTTCTCTTGGTCAAATCTTGCGGCAAAGCCCACACGTAGTTGACGATCATGGAATGGTTTTAGATTGTCTGCGCCGTCAATGCGTTCCAGTACTTCTGCCTTGCCAAATGCTAGACCACTAATATTGTATATAGGAGCAGTCCATCCAGCAATGCGCATATGAGCAACCATCTCTTCGTTCGTGGCGAGAACTCCTGTAACAAACTCATTAACCATTTGTTCGTAGAGTCCCATCCATTTTGCCATACCCCATACATGTACGAAATCATCAGGATCAATGGACTGAGCAAGACACCTAACATATACGCGGGGACGTTGATCAGCAGGAACTTGATCAAGAATATAGGGTAGGCTCTCGATTCCGGGTTGAAACATGTCTTCAAAGTAGATAACATCTTCATTGGTAACTTCTCCATTCTTCATCAATTGAACTAGATTCATCATCTGGCTCATGCCAAAGTAACTGCGACCATGTGCATCCAACACTTGGCCAACTGATATGGCCTGTGTGTTGTCGATCGTGGTGCCAGGAACATAAATAACGTCAAGACCTCTGCGGTCAAACACTCGTCGGTTCCACTCTGTTAGTTGTAGTGTGTAACGGCCTTGATAACTTTCAAGCCCCATATAGTATAGTTTTCTCATGATATTAATTTTTCCTAAAAGTATAAATTGTAAGCCCGCCATTAGTATAGTTGAAAATATTTCTCAAGTCAACCAGTCGATCGATTACACTAGGATATACTTTTTCCAGAGTGTATTGTTTAAAAAGAGATTTGACCTGTTTATAATTGAATGTAAGTTCAAATGGTGCTCTTTCTTGATCCATGAACAAGATTTGATTCACATACTTTATAGAAAATAGTTTCTTTGCTAATTTTCCATACGGATTATATAGGCCAACCACAAGTCTACCGTTTTTTTCTAGTAGATGATCGATATGCTTGATTGCATTCAAATAATCTGGCATATGATGCAATACACCATTGCATATCACAGCATCATATGTAGATTTTGATTGAAACTCAAAAAAGTTCATTTTATAAAATCTTACATTTTGAATTTTATGTTTGGTACTAAAATCAAGAGCAAAATCGATACTGTCAGAAAAATCCACGGCATCAAACTGTATGTTAGGATTGCGATATGCCAAAAGATTTACAATCATACCGCTACCACACCCTATATCTAATACTCTTTTACATTTTGTTATTCCTTGCTCAATTTGCACAAGAAATGGGTTAAACAAATGTTCTTTGTAAATTTCAAAATCTTCTAAGGTATACGTTCCAGGAAACTTGATTTCTCCGTAGAACTTTTGTATTTGAGATTCTAAATTCATAATGCTCATTTTAACATTTTTCTAGTAGATTGTAAAGTGTTTCAGTGTCTGTGGGAAAAGTGTTTAACCCATCACAGCGTATTTTGTAACCTTGAGATTGCAATTTCTGCTGTATCATGCTTTCTGCTATGATGTTGAGTGGCTCCCAAGCAAACCAAACTTGTTTAACAGTGGATTTTGAAATATGATTGATCAATGACATTTCGTCAATTACATATTGTTGTTTTTGTTTCCATTCCTGAAAAAATTGTTCTATCTCAGGTTTTTCGGTAAGTCCACAAAACTGAATAATTTGATCAATGGCTTCGTCAGGATTATTTAAAAAATCAACATTGGATATTTTTAACCAGTTTGCAGGAACTTGTGCTTGACTATCGATCCATTCTTGTATCCAGTCTATGTAAAACATACTGAACCACTCACGTAGTTCCCAGGGTTGCATGTCTTTCCAATGTTGATAATTCTTGTTCCAATTCACAATGTTGTGACTGTTACCCAAACAAAAAATATCCAAAGTTTTATTTAGGCCAACACAAATTTTATGATATTGAAATAACATATTCAACTCTGCGCCAGCAACACTGTCTGCATAGAGCAAAATACACTGATCATTTTCAGTTATGACAGATTTTGCCATTGACAGTATCTCAGGAAGACGAGTTTGTTGAAATGGATATGTTTGAGTTATAACAGATATATTATTGTCAAGATCCAGTATGTGCTCAGATAAACTGTTTAAATCCGATATATGTGCCACATGTGCTTGTTTTTTAAATGAATGGAGACTTCCATCATCAAGAATTTTGCCGTACACAGGATCGAGTTCTTTTGTGTAATTTCTCAGCACATATTCTATGGTACTTCCAAACATGCCAGGCACAAAAAATACATATACCATGCTTCGACCGAAATTAGAACCTTGAAGCAAAACGACGTGTGTCTTCGTCCCACATGTTCTTGGCAGTCTTGCCCTGCACATGCTTGTTGAATTGTTGGAATGCATAACTGCGGAAGTTATACAAGTCCGCTTCGTTAAAGCGATATCCATAGTCTTGTACAAACTCGCGATAGCGATCCAAATCCTCCCATACTTGTTGAGTGCAGGGATTGTGTTTGATTTGTGGCTTGGCCATTTTATTTTCCTTAAATTTTAATTGACAGACTAGGGCGAGAAAGTTCATACTTGATCAAGGCGCCGTTCTCACCATCTTCGGCCACCTCAATCCATACTGCACGGTCAGGATATCGACCAGCAATTTGGATATACAAATCATCGGCCATCATTTCGCAACTCTTGTAGTCCAGTTGCAGGATGCCGTCCTTGTATAAATTTTCTAACCAGCGTTTGAATTGAATAAACTCAATGTCGCGGTCGTTGTGTAGCACATCAATCCAGACTCTAAAGTGGAATATGTGACGATGTGGTGTTCCAAGGAAACTCACATCATATTCATCACCTGTGGCCAATGCAGGATCAGTTGCCGCGGCTGGGTAACAGTGGATTCCTTCTTTGCGGAATGTGACCCAGATCTTGCGATCTGCGGCTTGTTTGATTCTTTCTATGATTAAGCGTTGTTCATGGATCATGTTATACCTTTTGTATTAAAAATTCGTTGGACCATGGCCAAACATCATCGATTTCAAAATATGTTGTTTTATCAATTATGTTTGAATTAAAAAATCGCATGGTCATTCTCATATTGGCGTTGAAGTCTTCTATGTTGTTCCAATCTGTTCTTGAGTAATAGCGGTGTACATAGTCTAATTTAAACCCAAAACATTTGCAGGCCTGCATGATCCAACTGATGTTTGGAGTTCCTTTTGCAATAATTTCTTTTTTTTGTCTAATAATTTGTTGAAAAGTCCAAAACATTCCTGGATCAGCCGATTCTGGACCATATATTGAATCTAGCACCAGATATTTAACATGTGGTTGGCAAAATAATTTGATCAAATCAAAATGATTATACATGTGATAAAAATTACCAAATGAAGTAACCACGTTGTGTTCTTTAACCAGTTGTTTGACTAATTCGAGATCACTCAAACTCCCACATAAAAATTGTACATCTTGCTGTTCAAACGATTCCTTGGCTGTGTCAATAAATTCTTCTACTAGGTCAAGCCCGGTGCACCGCACAGCATGATATTTTTTAATTAGATCAGTACTATAACCAGTGTAACATCCTACATCTAACACCGAGTTTCCAACAAAAATATCTTTTATTGGATCTAACAATGTTTCATACTGACATTGTGGGTTACTCTCCCCTATAACTTTTCTAGGCCAGATCTTGTCAGTGCTTGCGCATGCCTGGGTCATGCTTTCAATGCTTCCATGGTAATAATACGACCTATTTCTTGCCCAATGTCTTGATCTCCAGCAACCACATGCAGTTCATATATGTTGTCACCTGTGCGGCGATCAGGTCTGCGAGTCTCAATCACTGTGCCACCATTGGCACGATACACTTCGAACTTGATGCCAGTGGCACCGATTCTGTATTCATGATCTGATGAGATGGCAACTTCTTCTCGATCATGGTGATCGGTCGTGCTCCATGTGACCAAGCCTTTGATCATTCGTTTAAACATATTGGGTCCTTTTGTTTGGTGTTTTCTTACTGTTTTGACTGCGGTAGTGGTGCCGTAGATCTTGTTACGTCTATGTTGTTTGGGCTGAACTGAGGCGCCCATGATTGCGGGATATTGATTCATTAGATTATCGAATCCTCACGATAGTCATCCCATGATGTGAATGTGTCACGGCTCATTAGACTCTGTAAACTGTGACACCAAACACCAGGATTAGTAGCGTCAAAGTCCTTGTCGTCTATTTTTAACATTGTATTATAATTCCACAACTTTGTATACGGTAGACTTACTCGAATCTGTGGGATGAAGTTTCTGTAGTCACAAAGTGGACCATCATGAAACTCGTCCACATGCGTGATCGGAATGTCCAAACTACACAAGTGCCCATCACGCAAGAACGGTTCAATCATGCTTTCCCAACGTTGCCATTCCAGTCTGTTGGCAGGATGGAAACTGTGATTGGCACCAAAGAAGATGTGCCCAATGTGCTTGGACCGATCCAGATATGCATTGTTTTCGGCGAGCAGTCTAACAATTTCAGTTATGGGTTGAACACCCACAACAAACAGGGTGCGTCGTCCAAATGCAGGTGTGCGCTCAACTTCGGTGCCAACAAAAAAGTTGGTATTTTCATGTCCTTGTCTATTCATATGTATTGCTTTTGATTAATATAGTTTAACAAATAATCCGCCCACAATTTATGTCCCTGTGGAGTAGGGTGTTTGGTAGCCTTTTTATAATTATACTGGCTTTGTTCTAATAGGTCAATCTGTTTTTTCCCTAAAGGTAAAATAACAGAGCCCATCCATTGTTTGTATTCAATTGAATCCAATTTTTCTTTGACAATAAATTTATCGAACTCTTTAATACCAAAACTCATCATGCGTACATTGGTGTCGTGATCAAATCCTTGCGCTTCAAACATAACTTGTGTCCAATTTTTAGGCAGTAGATTATCAACGATATCTTGATTTTGGTCAAATGTATTTGTAAAATTTCTTCCTATCAACATATTACAATTACCGGGTAATTTAGTTTGAACGTCTTTGAGTTTTAAAAAATCAAATCGTTCTGCCTGAATCAGTATTTCTTCTACCGAGTCGCTGGCGTTCCAATTATAAAAATTATTGAATTCTTGTTTGTATTTGTCAAACCCGAAATCTCTACCAAGTTCAGTTAATGTAACTACAATGACTATTTTTTCATATTGTTCACTAAGTCTTTGTATGTCATGATTTAACAAAATTTGCAAACGATCGTGTATCCAAAAATTATAAATTCCAGGAATAGCACAGTTGACAAAATCTGCATCAATATTGTTTGCTAACCAATTGCCGTAAACGTTGTTGGATCTAAATTCAATATCATCTACTCCAGTGGCCGCACTAGTATTTCCAAGACTATCTCCCCAGGTCCAACTATCACCATAGCAAATTACTAATTTTGATCTATTATATTTTTTTTCTAACAAATAATTTGCATCAGTTTTAACGTAATCTGACCAATAAGGCGAGCCTGGATCACGATCAGTATACTGCTGTCTCTGCGCATTGGTGTATAATATAGACATGCTATTCTAATGCTTCAAGTTTATCAGCATCTAACTCATCCGAGTCGGTGTCTTCATCTTCTTCAAAAAACATACTGAACTGTGGTCTGGCACTGATGGTCTTGTCACCTTTGAATCCTCTAGTGCCCACAATGTCCATCCAATATCTTGAATAGTGTTCGATAATGGCTTCTGATTCCGCACGGTCTGATGTGGCAAAGATAGCATCAACAATGTCACGGAAGTGTGCGTGATCTCCAGTACGACCTTTGGTACCTTGGTTCCACATCATGGCTGGCCATGAACCCGAATCATATGTGCGGTTAGCACGTTGGACTGCTTCCAAATGTGTCCAAACATTATGACCCATTAACAAAGCATATGAGAATGAATCCCACGAAGTCTTGCCTTCTTTACCAATCTTGTTTAGGTCACCGGGTTTGTAGATACAGATATCTTTCATTTGCAGTTGACGACTAATAGGCGACTCATCAAAGTGATCGATCAAGCCGTCTGCTACCACAGCCTGTCCATATGGTCTAGTATCTGCGGCGTACTTTTTATCATCCACAATAGGACTCATTCTATAACACCATTTGTCGTTGTGCGGCAAGTCAATGTGATGATACACTTGCCCGTTGGCAGTAGCGAGGAATGGACTGGCACAATCAAAGGAAATAGTAAAGGATGGATTAACATACTTTCTAACTGCCCTTTGGATCACGGTGAGTAGCACAGCCCATTCCAACTTTGATGTGCCCAAGAAGTGCATCCAATCATGCAGGCCTTCTTGTAGCAGACCGTCATGACGTAGTGCTACCAGTCTCCGGAGCACCAAATGAACATCACACATGTTTTGTCCGCCCATGCCCCAGCCATCAAAGTGACGTCCAGGATACTTGACAGGATCACAATACTCTTTCATGAGTTCGTACCATGCATCTGCATTGGGATGATTGTCACCTTGTAGCACATTCAAGAACTTGGCACCGCCTGCATCCTTGCCCCGACGGTGTTTGATAAAATATTCATTGTTGTATTTGGTGGCCGCAACTGCTTGGTCCAAGGTTTTGATCTGACAAGCGTCCGACGCTTTTTTGTCGTGTATGACCCAAGTAGGAATATCAAGACCCATACCGTATGTGCTAATTGAGTCTAACCAAGTCAACACTTGTGAACGTTTCTTTTGTGCTTTGGCACATCCTGAATTGGCCCTCCAGTCGCCTTCCCACAAGCCTTTGGCAATCTGGAATCCACCTGAGTCACCCAGCAACACAGTATTGGGATCTCGATTGCGAACCATGTCCTCTGACCAGTCTTGTTTGGTCAAATCCAAGTTGGCATGACCACCTGAATACAGGCTCCATTTGTATGGAAACAATCCCTTTTGACTATGAAGCCAGTTCATCATTTCCATGTCTTGGATACCAGCAGGCATACGTGCAGGATCCACATAGGGACCATTCACGGGATCACGTTGCTTGCCCACAAAGGTGGCGTAAAAACCTGATATGGCTGGCAGGAACACAGCATAGTCCAGTTGCTTGGCGGTTAAGTTGTCTTGTTCGGTCATTTAGTGAATACTTGTTTAATTAGATCATAGTCCCGAACATAGGCCTTGCGTACTCTTTGCTCTAGTTCGGGTCTAGTATTTAGACGATGTCGAATAAATGTTTGAATTTTGTGTGTGTCAGGATTAGAATCAGCACGATTGCCATCTAGATTAGATATAGGATCAAACCCAAGATACTCACCGATACGTTGATCAAAGTCTTGATCTATGTAAAAGAATTTTCTAGGAACTGAGGGCAAGAGATTTTCGAAAAATTCCGTCTGCGGCCAAACATGATCATCCAATCTTGAAAGATTATCAAACAACAAACGCTCGACCACTTGATTGTAGTCTGCTACAAAGTCATCCGCAGATATCTGTTGATCATCTGGACCAGGGCCAGTTTCCCAACTGTACGCACCAGTCACATTCAACACATAACTGGTCAAGTACTGTCCCACACCTGATATCCAACGTTGAACAGGATCTCTAACACAAACAATCATCTCTTGAATACTATCGCCCAACGGCGACGTGTTGTCAATCACCACACTGGTCCAACCATGACGATTGGTCCAGTCCAGCATGTAACTACTGGCATTTTTGGGTATGTTTATCAGGAAGCGATCCTGAGTCGGGCTGAGCACACCCGAACCATATCCATAACCTCTTGATGCCAATTGTGTTATCACTTGCTTTGTGCTGGAAGAATATAGTTGTAAACAGCCAGGCCAGAATCCACGGTGATCTGCATGGCGCCATCATCACTGATACGCATGGTTTTGTCACCAACCAGGCTCATGATGCTCAATACCTGTGTCACTGGCCAAGCCCATGCTCGTTTGAGTTGTCCGGCAACACCGGGTTGGAACACAAAGTTACCGGCATGTGTGGAGTGGTCACCAAAGAAAAACTTCAAGTCTCCATTGTCTGTCTTGGCAGTAAATGTTGACTCTTCGGCATTGGCCTGTGCCTGCATGCGTAGTCGTTGAATGGCAGCCACTGTGGGTTCAAATTCAATGTGCCAGGTGGGTGTTTTAAATTTAAGTGTCTTGAGTTTTTCATTCACAATTGCGTCTGCCATAAATCGGTAACTGTTCTTGAAGTCACCGTCGGCATTTTCAAAGTTCAAGTTGTCAGGTGCACCTGCAGAGTTTCTGGTCAATGCAATTTTGGCATTTTCTCGATACTCTTGCAAGTTTAATAAAATCTTGAGTTTGGCCAAGTTGGGCATACCAAATGTGCCCACAAAGTCTGTCACTGGATTGTGGAAATGGGCTTCTACCACTACACTTTTGTCTTCGGCTAGACCATTAATGGCAGTGCCGGCATGGGTACCGGTGATCTTGATCAAGTCGATACAGCCAAGGTCATGTGTGTGCTGTACTAGGTCTAATAAATGGTCTCTCATGATTGTTTCCTTTGGTTAAATAGTTCTCTTATCAGTTGCTCAGTTAGTGGCTGAGGATACACACTCTGTTCAATAGAGCGTCTTAGTTTTTTTGTTGAGTATTGTCCTTTAGTAATGCATTGTTTTAGGTCAATACCTAATCGTTGGGCAATATTCAACAACATGTTCACTTCATTGTACACAGATTCTGGCGGGTTGTCAATGTCATTGGCAACATTTGATCTCTGATTTATAGAGGCCAATGTTTGTCCTCCTCGTATGCTAGAATACTCACCAGGCTTACGTAATTCCAACCAACTGGTGTCGGAATCATCGTCTAGATCAAAAATTGTTTCATAACCTAATTCTTGTACATAGGCTCGAACCAGCCTACCCGGAGTATAACTGCCCGAACAGTGCTCAACCTTGCCCACACGACCGGCAATGTCACAGTTGTTATAGGTAAAAGCCACGACACCTCCAGGCCTCAGTAGATCAAAACATTCTCGAAGATACTGTTGTAACACAGGCCAAGGGCGATAATTGAAAAAATGAAATGCATAAATCAAACCAAATTGCCCGGCAGGCAAATTGATAAACGCAGGTTGGTCAGTGTATTCTTCAATCACGTAACGGCATAGTCTACGTTGATACTCGGGTGTGAACCATGACTCTGTGATTTCTAACAGTTGAGAATTAGTATCCACAAAATACATAGGATCACATGCCACAAGATCTTCTACATGCCGTGCATGAGACGGACGTATGACCATACCAGGGTGTTGCCAACTTGTATACAATTTCAGTCGATGTTGTATCACAACAGAGGTTATAGGATCAAGACCTATGTGTCGATCGCGAATGTGTTCGGGTGACTCGTTACGATATCCAGTATTGTAAAGATCCATGCTATTGCGAAAATACTCAGGCTCTTGTTGCTCGATTAGATTTTGAACTGACTGTTTCAATTGTGTAAACTGCTGTTCAAACTCATTCAAGGCCTGTGCCACTTGTTCATGTGCTTGAGTCAACTGTTCTACAGTATTTGGAATTTGTACACCACTGACTTCGACCGAATTTATCATGCTCAAAATTTCGTTCAGTAAGTCTTGAGCCGCAGGCCCACTACTGAGACCGTCCAAAAGATTCTTATAATTGACTATGCCGCTGAGTTTCATCCAAATTCAAACAAATTAGTAAATGTGTTTTCTGTGTTGGTTGCTGATGCCAATTCCCAATCCAACACGCCCAACAAGTTGTCAACCTTTTGATCCACTACAGTTGCTTCCATAAGTCCATCGTCAAACGGCAATTCAGTAAACCAAGTGGGCAAGCGTTGTTCATCTGTAGGATAACCAATTGAAGTCCAACCCAATGCATTTGATTTGAGTTTGCACACAATGGTTTTCATACCGTCCACAATCTGCATTGAGTAGTTGTCTCCGTTCATACGTCTCATCTGATTCCAGTTCATTGCGGCTCGCACATGCCCTGGCATGTTGGCTTTGCCCAGTCTGGCTTCTTCTGCCGCGTACTTGGTCAAGTTGTTCACACGCTTGGGACTGCCTTTCTCCCAACCTGGTCGTTCCATAAATTCATACTTGAACTCACGTATACGTTCCACAATCTCATCCTTGCCAGCACCAGAAAGTAGTTTATTTAGAATTTCTAGCAAGAACTCTTGAATTACTTTGGGGGTATCTGAACGTTTTAGGTCAAGTCCTGTGGCTTTTGTTTTGCCAATTTTGCCTTCTACGTCTAATCTTTTGCCTTCAATATCAATAGCGTTCACAGCATAACGCTTTTTGGTAATAAACAAACCACGATCTGCCACAGTTTCACGACCGCACATGATTAATGCACCCATGTCTCTGGGGCAGTGAAACGCCTGTTCCATGAAGCCGGGAAAACTCGAGTTGACCTGCTCAGCAAGGCTGTCATACAGTTGAATACAAGTTTCTTTTGACCATGCCATGCGGCCTTCTTCAACTTCTTTCTTGAGAGCCGGCCACGCGGAGAAATAACACGAGTCTGTGTCACCATATATAACTGCTTTTCCCACGTGGTCGTATTCGCCTGTGATGCACTCATTAAGATAAGCGTCCATGTGCCGGGCAATCGAACGACCAGTAAGTGTTGTTGACTGTCCAATACGTTTGTCAAAGAACCTACAGCCCGGGTTAAGAATAGCCCCGTACAAACTGTTGAGGTTAATCTTTTTAACCAGTTGGCGTTTGTCCCAGAAAGCAATTTCTTTGGCATCTCGTGCGTCCTTTTTTCGAGCCTGTAGTTCCTTGCGTTCACTATACCAACGTTCCAGCAAGCCAGGTATGATACCTTTCTTTTCATAGGTAAAGATAGTACCATTGGCACTGAGTATCCAAGGCTGATTGCTATCAAACAACATGTGCCATATTTCTGCACCCGAATGCACAGTCTCTTCTCCTGACTGCCAATCGATAGTGATCTCTGTTCCACGCTGTTGTTCCATCACAGCAGTATATTCTAGTGTGGCAAACAAGCCTTCCCAGGCTGCCGCAAAACTCTGACCCTTGGCCATGTTGCTTTTGATCAAGTGATCAGTCATCACAGGACGCAGTTGTCCTACAATGGTTTCTGGCCCCATGTTGAGCGCACGAATAGCCGAGGGATAGAGACTGTTGATGTCGACTGAACCAATCCATTCGTGGACACCTTTCTTGGGATAAGCAACATAGGCACCTGCCGCCTGTGTGTCTTCGTCTGTGAGTCTTTGTTTACGGTTGGGCACAACCATTCCACGTTCATGTGCTTCATTGATAATTGCCTGTTCAGTTACAGCCACCGCACCCATTGTGGTTTGCAGTAGCACGGTATTGGCATGCGCCAATTCATTGGCCAATTCCAAGAAGCGTAACTTCTTGTCCATCTTGGCGATAAGCATAGTATCTTGACGATTATATTCAATAAACGTCCGGAAGTGTTGATTGTATAAACTGTCCAGGGTGCCTTCAAATTGTGTCTTGCACTCACCCAGTTCGTATTCTGATATAGCGTCCAAACTATATGAATGGCGCTCTTCATATGTGTACTTGCGATACAGTTGCATATAGTCCATATGCACACGACCAATCAAGTCATAAGTTTCATTCTCAGCACCAAAACGTTCAAACATACGCTTCTTGGGCAGTTGGTTCCACAAACAAAAACGTCGTGTGTCATCTTTTGATAACACTCGTGTGGCTCTGTTGATGGTGTAGGGAATGTCATAGCCTTCTGAGTTCCAACCTGTCAAGATGTCTGCATCTTCAATCAAGTCCAAAAAGGTCTTGATCATTTCTGACTCTTGCTCGAACAAGATAGTGTTCTCAAAGTCAGCCACAAGATCCTGTGCCGTGGCCCAGGTCATGCTCCGGGGAGGTACTGCCAGGGTTACCAGTTGATCTAGCCAATCTAGATAGACTGAAATCGCAGTAATGGGATTAAAAGGGTCCGATACCGGTGAGAAGCCGCGATCTTTATCAAACGCCACCTCAATGTCAAAAAACGCTGTGTGAAGTTCAGGCGCATCTTGGTCCTTGTAGTTTTCTTCAAGGCATCTGAATATGGGATTGATGTCGCTTTCATACAGCGGCTTATGGCTGTGAACACGCACTTCCTTGCGGAACTCCTTGTTGTTTCTTGTGCTGAATCTTGTAACTGATGTGCCATAGATACTTTGGAATTTACCTCTTGGGTCGTCGTAGTAGAATATGTAGTTGGCAGGATATTCCCTATATACTCGTTCGCCATTACGGCGTTCTACAATGTGAATACGATCGTGCTCACGATCAAATAGTGCGTCAATATAACTCATTGTTTAGATCTATAATTGTCAACAAATTCCTTCAATTCGTTTTTGTTAACATCATTAATATTTAAAAATGAAATTAACTTGTCAATAAGGGTATACCCACGTAAAATTTCATCAAATTTAATTTCGCAGATATTATTTGATTCTGGAGGAAGTATATAAAACCAATCTAATAATTCTTCTTTGTTGACTAATCTTGCATACACCGGATGAAGTTCATCTACAGTTGCACCATTTTTGTATTGTTCCCAGGTAGGCCAGTCGTTGCCTTTAAGCATATTATATACTTCTTCAGTTATATCTTCGATACGCATAGGAGGGCGTTTTTTATCATGCCGGTAGCGTATTTCTGGAACTTGATCTACACGATAAGTTATGTATATAACCTTCCACCCGAGCAACTCTAGCAATGCTACGTTTCTAAGAATGCTTACGTTTAATGGATAGTCGGAAAGATTTTCAATAAACTGAGATTCTCTGGCAATACTTTCTGCTGTTAAAATTTGTGGAAGAAGTTGTGAAGATGATAGATGCCTAGCATACTGCAAAACATGATATGAACCTTCAGGAGTTGGTTCTAGTTTATTATGAAATAATAGATATTCACATAACGCCGCTATAAAGTGTCCGCCGGACCCTCCGCAGTAACAAATCATTACTTTATTGTTCATTTTTCTCTCCATTTGTGGCTGGTTGGCCATGATTCATGTTCGTGTAGTGAACGACTCTTTGTTACTTAGCATGTGATTGTGTTGCATCACAATAAACTTTATCTAACAGTTTCAAAAAATCCGACTGCCAAGTCTGTGCCCATGTTCTTAAAATATTTCTATTGTGTTGTGCTTTTTGTTTCCATGTATCTATTATAGCAGGTGTTGTCTGTAATTGCAATAGTTTTTCAATTTCAGAGATCATAGCATCCTGTCGTTGAACATAAGATTGCTCTGTATCAAACACATCATAACTGTGATCCACAAAATCATCAAACACATCAAACCCCATGTTTCTTAATCGATCAACTGATCCAGTGGCACCGAATAGTACCCAAGGTCTTGGTAACTGTAGCACACGCATGGTTTTTTCACTGAAACAAACTGAATCTGGGCGTTCGTAATAGGGTTCTACAACTATACTAAACTTTGTTTCTAGCACTCTTTCAAATTGATTGTGCGTATCTACAAAGTTTTTGTAAGGCACAATTTTTTCTACAGATGAATACAAATAGTCGTAACTGTTTAACAAACTTTTATGATAGTGATCAAACACCTCTTTGGATGTTTCAGCCGGATACCAAAGCCCTGGGCGCAAATCAATATTAAACGATACATGTCCAAGATCTAACCAACCACGATCATAAAAAATATAAAACCAATTTTGTCGAGCAATGTCGGCCCGGTGCATGAAACAATTATAATCTCGAACAATTTCGCAATCCTGATTCAAGTTGTCTACATAGTAGGTACCGTAGAATGATTTGGGCATGGTATGCACTGTGCAATTTTCCGGAACAGCAAAACCTGACTGCTCTGAAAGCAAATACACATGCCTGTACTGTTTGCACTGTTCTTGGAGACGCTCAGTAGGAACTGCATCAACAAGATATCCTTGAATAGATAGGTCTGGGTGCGTTAGTTTTAATTTAAAATCAAAATCTTTTATCTGTTTAACACAGTAATTTTCAGCACTTCTCCATTGTGCATCCCAGGCATGATCGTCCATTAGCCATTGCCTTGAATAAGAAGTTTTATCAGCCCTGTGCTGTCAATAATACTTAGTATCAAATAGTTGCCCAGGATACCAAAACTGCCGCGTGTGTAAGCACACCAGGCCATGATCAAGCATCCTGTGATGAAAGCCGCATACAGCGGAATGAATGGCAAGTTGGGCACTGTAATAGCATAGGTTAGACTACAGCCAATTGAGATTACCCAACCCAACATCTCCAAGCAGAAGCGCAGGGGATATTCGTGATAGTCATTGCGAACATAGTCCGCAACGGAACTACGCCATTCTTGAAAACTTTGTTTCAAAGTGTCTTGCCTACAGTTTCCAAGATAGTGTTGAGTTCGTCATGATCTCGATTGGTCTCGCCCAGTTTGGCCTTGTGAGCAATCTTGATTGCTTTCTTTAAGGTAGCAGGTTTGATTTCCAATTCTTCAGCAATGGCCTTGATGGTGTCATTGAGGCCTTCGTTCAGTGTGTCAACTTCGTGTAGCACTTGCATGCCTTCGTTGATCAGTTGTGTGAGTTTGGCTTTGGCCTCGGCATTAAAAGTGCGGTTATAATCGCTCATGTGTTCTCCTTGATCATGTATTATACACTGATGTAGTTACGAAAGCAATGGGTTTGGTAAAGAAAAATGGTCACTTTGCGGATCACGGTAGCGAATCGCTTTCCACGCCCAGCACCCGGGCCACACGGTCCTAAGGTAGGTGTGTTCTTATGATTGGATGATTTGTTTCAACAACTCTCTGCGATTTTCACGCACAGGAGTTTTTGGCGGCTGTTGCTGTCGGGCTTTTTCCTGCCGCTTGGCTTTTTCGCCCACACGCCGGACCATGGCCTGATATTTGTCATCGTAGTTGGCTTCTCGAGGTGGCACGTAGTCGTCCTTGCCTTCCGCCACACCTTGCTGACCAGTAATAGCACGTAATAATGCTCTAGCAACCACACGGTCTTTTTCTTTTTCTTCTTCTGGGAGTTGAGCATAATTTTGTTTCATCAATTGTGCTCGTTGTTGAAGTTTAGCCTCTAGTTTACCTGCAGCCTTTAGTTTTTCAGTATCACTGAATTGATCAGGATTTTTTACAAATGCTTGAGCAGTTACATTCCAACCTGTATGAATAGCATCGCTAATGGCTTCAATATCAGTAACACCCTTGTCAATCATTTGTTTAGCATAAGCCGCGGACTTCAAGTTTGCTTGCCAACCAAATGTATTTCCAGGTTGACTACGACCATAATGATAAGCATTGTCTAATGCTTCGTCACTGATAGTGGCCAGTTGTTGTATAGATAGACCAGTCAAGCCTTCCGCCACATCTTGAGAACCAATTTGTACCAACCACTCTAATTCATCATCAGCATCTTTGACATCATAGAATTTGACATTGGGAATCTTTTTTGCGGCAAACCACTTGTTGGCCACTTTGACCATTAACGCACGGTGTTGTGGATCCTGAACATCGGGCTCGTAGCCGCCTGTTAAGTTGACCCACAACGCACTTGGATTGCCATTCTGATCATAGCCCAATAGTTCACGCCATTGCTGTTGTAAGCGGTCTGGTACATACTGGTCTAACTCAGTATCACTCATCCATTCTTGGCCAATGTCAACACCTTCCGCCACACTTTGCTTGATAGGTAGCAGTTTTAAAATTCTTGTTCTATATCTTTGATTTTGTGATACCGGCTTTTTTGTGTCTATTGGATTTCTATCAACATATATAGGTTGATTTTGATTTACTATTGGACCTTTGTCACCAACTGACAATGGCAAATTTTTATTAGTTTTTTGATCGTATCCCACAATTCTATCTGGGTATTGTTGAATAAGTTTGTCCCATATTCCTAAACGACTCGCATCAGTTTGTGTGCTATCACTATATATCGGAACACCTAAAATATCACTGGCATTTATATATGCTTTTTGTGCTAAACCCTTACCACGTCCTTGTATTTCGGTAGCAACAGCACCGGATTTATACCCATCAAGGAATTTACTAAAACCAATATACAATACAGGGTTTCCATCTTGTAATATGATATATCGCAGTAAATCTTCATTGGATTTAAAAATTATTACATTTTTATCTTTATGCACAACAGGCAACTTTTTTTCTAGTGCATCATTATAGGCCCAAATGGTCATTCCTTGACTACTGTCTTTTGTAGGCGGCATTTTGTAAATTTCGTTCAAGTCTTCCGCCACACCTTGTTGACCACAGTTGGATTCTATATCCCATTTTGCTTCGTTGGCTGTTGGATATAATTCTGGGGACATGGCAACAAATACTCTGCTGGTCCCTGCTCCAGGACCTGCCACACGCCATCCTTTAGATCCAAACTTGTTCAGTAGATATTTTTTAACAGCGTAAGGATCACAGCCGTCTAAATAAAATTCAAAAGGCTCTGCAGGTTTTTTGCTACCAAAGATTCCTTCATCCGTTTGCTTTTCAAACACTTGAGGTAAGTTAAAAAATTCGTTCAGTATCATTATGCTTCTTCCACGTAGTCTGCACTGGAGTCAGGCTTGGCCGGACGTCTGGCACGATATAGATTCACTGCCATCTCGGCTTCATCTAATTCTCGAAACTTACTAGGCATGCTTCGAGCGCCATTGTGAATGGTAAATCCTCTGCGTTGGTCACCGTGTATCTCTAATACTGAACCATCTTCAAGTGGAATAGTCTTTACTGGTGAACTAACAGGTTCGGGTATGGTTGAGATTTGACCTTGTGTGCCATGCATCTCATCTACTTCCGCCGCTTCTTCTTGTGGATCTGTGGGATTATCGTCTTCAATATCTCGAACTGCTTTGTCTTTGAGATCTTGATCAACTCGGACTTTGTCTGCCAACTGATCCAGGTAGTGTGTTAGGTCTTTCTTGACCTTGGAGATCATGTCTTCTTCAATTTCAGCCATGGTCTCTGCCAAGGGCATTTGTCCCACTTCTACATCATCACCAAACATGTAGCCAGCAGGTGATGCTTTTTTATTGGGGTCGCCACCTAGTACAGGCCCTTGTTTGGGCATTTTGAATAATGCTGGCATCTGTGGCACTGACTTCTGTTGTGCGTTAAAGCCTTTCCGGACTGTGGCGGGAGTAATCCGGCCCTCAATCAAGTCCAAGCGTTGGAGGATGCTGTAGATGTCGTGG